GAGTTAAAATGCCTATGGTCAAAAAAGGTGGGAAGATGATTCCTGCTTTTGCTGCAGACGGTAAAGGCAAAATGAACAAAGGTGGTATGACCAAAAAGAAAAAGGGTATGGCTAAGGGTGGTGCTACTATGAAGAAGAAGGGTTACGCAGCAGGGGGTATGTCTGTTGGACAACTTAGGTCTGCAGCTAAAGCCAAAGGCTACAAGATAATGAAAGGCTAGTCATATGGCTAAGTCAACCGTTAATAAGGCAGGTAACTATACTAAACCCACTATGAGGAAGAATCTGTTTAGCCGAATTAAATCAGGTTCTTCTGGTGGCAAGCCCGGACAGTGGAGTGCTAGGAAAGCTCAAATGTTAGCCAAGCAGTACAAAGCTAAGGGTGGTGGTTATACGTAAAGAACCTAAATTTGGTACAGGCAAGAAGCCTAAAAATACAGGCAGAAGGCTTTACACGGACGAGAATCCTGAAGATACGGTGAGTATTAAGTATGCAACCATCCAAGATGCGAAAGACACTATTGCTAAAGTTAAGAGAATTAGCAAACCCTACGCAAGAAAAATACAAATCCTCACCGTTCTTGAGCAACGTGCGGCCGTTCAAGGGAAAGTTACACAGTCCAAACTCGCCAAGCAAGCAAAAGTTTCGTTAAAGAGAAAACATAATGCCACTAAAGAAAAGTCAAAGAAGTCTTAAATCATGGTCAAAACAAAAATGGAGAACCAAGAGTGGTAAACCCAGTAGCAAAACTGGAGAACGCTATCTTCCAGAAGCTGCAATCAAATCTCTATCACCCCAAGAGTACGCAGCAACAACTAAAGCTAAAAGAAAAGGCACAAAGGCAGGAAAGCAATTCGTTAAGCAACCTAAAAGCATCGCTAAGAAAACAAGAAGTTATAGAAAAGTTACATAACATAGGATATTTTGAAAATGATAGTTGAAGCATGGTTTGCTGTAGCTGTAATGCTAGGGGTACACGACAATGGTATGCAGGACATACTGGTTTTTAAGCAACCAAAACACGGACACTTCCACAGCATAGCTGAGTGTAAAGATTTTGTAAAGAACAATCCTGAACCTCTCGTAAAAACTGTATGGAAGTTTTATGGGCAAAGACCTGTAGAGAGAGTTATATGTGTTAATGAAGATGTGCTTAATAAATTTATAGCGCAGAATAATAGCGTAGACAGTTGATGCTATATGAGCCTACCTGTGAAGTCTGTGGACATCACATTGAAGATGAAAAGTGTGAGTATTGTGAACATACAGGTCACAATGGTGATTGGGTAGAAGAAACTATAAAAAAGAAAAAAGAAGATGACTCCAGAGACACTTGACAGATGGCGAATACTTCCAAGACTTATGATGCTCGTTATGACAGGAGTTTACATTCGTTGTATAGAATGGGCTTTGAGTCAGCCAGAGTTGACCACACAACAGGCAGGGCTAATATCCGTGATTACAGGAGCAATGACAGGGAGCTTTGCAATCTGGATGGGAGCAGAAAAATCAGAAACAAAAGGAATGGAGAGGGGAGAACGATGAGGAAATATTTAAAAAGATTATGGTGTGCATTGTTAAATAAAAAATGTCATGAAGATTGTGACTGCGTATAATGCTAGGTACACTACTAAGTTCTGTATCTAGTTTAGCATCTTCTTACCTAGATGGTAAGGTTGCTGTTCAGAAGGCTGAAGCAACCATTCGCATGAAAGAAGCCACAGGTGAGATAGATTGGGACTTAGCTGCTATGAGGGCATCACAGTCTTCGTGGAAAGATGAATGGCTGACTCTACTGTTCAGCATTCCTCTAGTACTGAGCTTCTGTGGTGAATGGGGTAGGGCAATAGTGGCAGACGGATTTACGGCTTTGGCAGGAATGCCACAGTGGTATCAGATAGCATTAGGAGCTATTGTATCGGCAAGCTTTGCCACACGGTCTGCAGGTAAATTTTTTAATGGGATGAAAAAGAAATGACATTTAAACTATCAAGTAGAAGTCTAGGTAAACTAGAAGGTGTAAATCCTATACTAGTGAATACAGTAAAACGTGCCATCGAAGTGAGTAAAGTGGACTTTGGAGTTATCTATGGTGTCCGTTCCTTGGAAGAGCAAGAGAAGCTGTATAAGGCAGGACGCTCACAGACTATGCGTAGCAAACACCTTATACAAGAAGACGGAACATCACATGCTGTCGATTTAATGGCATACGATGGTAGTAATCCAAGTTGGGACATCGTGATGTATGATGATATAGCAGACGCAATGAAGGCTGCAGCTAAAGAGATTGGAGCTAATATACGTTGGGGAGCAGCATGGAATATCGACAGCATAACAGATTGGGAACGTCCAATGGAAGATGCTATGAATAATTACATAGACATAAGAAGGAGTCAGGGTAGAAGACCATTTATTGATGGTCCACATTTTGAACTAAACTAATGGCACTCACAGAAAAACAACAAAAGTTCTTGGATGTCCTCTTTGAGGAAGCACAAGGTAATCCTCTTCAGGCTAAGAAGCTTGCAGGATACAGTGACAATGTTGCTACCTCCTCTATTACTGCTGCTCTTAAAGAACAAATAGCTGACTTAACTAAACAATTTATTTCTTCTGCAGCTACTAAAGCAGCCTATTCTATGTATGAAGTAATGCACAGTCCTACGGATTTAGGTAATAAAGAGAAGATGATAGCCGCTAAGGATGTACTAGACCGTAGTGGATTTACTAAAACGGATAAGGTGGAGGTTACGGCAGCTAGTCCTCTGTTTATCCTACCACCGAAGAATGATGAGAACGACTAAAGACTGGAAACTGCCTGTACCAGAGGAAACAGAAGATGGGTTTGATTGGCAACCTGTTGTACGAGTAGGACGGACTGTACCCTTTGGCTACAAACAAGACGCAGAAGACAAAGATATTCTTTTACCGATAGTAGAAGAATTAAATTTGTTAGAGAAGGCTAAGAAGTATTTAAAACAGTACAGCTACAGAGATGTATCAAACTGGTTGAGTGAACAGTCTGGACGCTACATATCTCATGTAGGTTTGATGAAGAGAGTAAAACTTGAACAAAAGCGTAAGAGAGAAGCTTCAAACCAACGCTACCTTGCCCAAAGGTACAAAGAAGCCCTTGAGAAGGCAGAAAAAATCGAAACCACAAGATTTGGTGCAAGAGACCAAGGTACAGGCACAACCGAAGCCTGAGCCAATAGAAACGGAAGAAGCACAAAATGTTATCTTCCAACCGAATAAAGGACCTCAAACAGAGTTTCTTTCGTCTACAGAACGTGAAGTATTATACGGTGGTTCAGCAGGAGGTGGCAAGTCTTACGCAATGTTAGCCGACCCTGTGCGTTACTTTAATAATCCTCAGTTTAGAGGACTGCTAATAAGACGTACAACAGAAGAACTAAGAGAACTTATCTCTGTTTCTAAACAACTCTACCCACAGGCGATACCTAATATACGCTTTATGGAAAGAGACAAGACTTGGGTAGCACCATCAGGAGCAACACTCTGGATGTCTTACCTAGACAGAGATGATGATGTTACACGGTATCAGGGACAGGCTTTTAGTTGGATAGGGTTTGATGAACTTACACAATGGGGGAGTCCTTATCCATTCGACTATATGAGGTCAAGACTACGTACAGCAAAAGGAAGTGGATTAGACTTATACCAGAGAGCTACATCAAACCCCGGGGGAGCAGGACACAGTTGGGTAAAGAAAATGTTTATTGACCCTGCACCACACAACACATCCTTTTGGGCAACAGACCTAGAGACAGGTAAGATTCTTCAAATGCCTAAGGGTCACAGTCAAGAAGGTAAACCACTATTTAAAAGGCGATTTATTCCTGCTACCCTTTTTGATAACCCATACTTAGCAGAAGATGGAATGTATGAAGCAAACCTTTTGTCCTTACCTGAGTATCAACGCAAGCAACTACTAGAGGGTAATTGGGATGTTAATGAGGGAGCAGCATTTCCAGAGTGGAATAGAACCATACACGTTGTTGACCCTTATATTATACCAAATAGTTGGACAAAGTTTAGAGCTTGTGACTATGGATATGGAAGTCACACAGGAGTTGTTTGGATAGCTGTAACACCATCAGAGCAATTAGTTGTTTATAGAGAGTTATACGCATCAAAAGTATTAGCAACAGACTTAGCTGATATGGTGCTTGAAGCTGAAGCAGAGGATGGCAGTATTCGATACGGAGTGTTAGATAGTTCACTGTGGCACAAAAGAGGGGATACAGGACCTTCACTAGCCGAACAGATGATAATTAAAGGCTGTCGATGGAGACCTTCTGATAGAAGTAAAGGAAGTAGAATTGCAGGAAAGAACGAAATACACAGGCGATTGCAAGTCGATGAATTTACCGAAGAACCACGCATTGTCTTCTTTAACACTTGTACAAATATTATATCTCAACTTCCTTCTATCCCACTCGACAAGAACAATTCGGAAGACGTAGATACAAAGTCAGAAGACCACTTATATGATGCACTACGTTATGGTGTAATGACACGACCACGAAGTAGTTTGTTTGACTACAACCCAGATATGCAGCGTACTGGTTTTCAGATGGCTGACTCAACTTTTGGATATTGAGGTAAAATATGGAAGAAGATGGTATAAACCCTGACTCAACAGAAGCATCTGCTATTGATGATATGGAGCAGGACGCACTAACAGATGCACCTGCAGGAGACATAGTTAGTTTTGTAAAAGGTAAGTTCAGCAAAGCCGAAACAAACAGAAGAGGTGATGAAGAGAGATGGATACAAGCTTACAGAAACTATCGTGGTTTATACAGTCCTGAAGTACAATTTACTTCTACAGAAAAATCAAAAGTATTTGTTAAAGTAACTAAAACAAAAGTTCTTGCTGCTTACGGACAGCTTATAGAAGTATTGTTTGGCGGCAATAAATTTCCCTTAAGTATTAATCCAACAGTATTACCTGACGGAGTAGAAGACACTGTTAGTCTTGAAACAAACCCTCAGGTTAAAGAAGCTACAGATGAGATAGTTGGTGATGACCAAGCTATGCCTGAGCTTTTACCGGGAGAAACATTTCCTGACTTTATGCAACGTGTAGGTCCTCTGCAAGATGACCTTAGTGCTGTAGAAGAAGATGTTAAGTTTAAGTCTACAGGTAGTCCTACATCTGTCAACTTTCATCCTGCAATGGTTGCAGCGAAGAAGATGGAAAAGAAAATACACGACCAACTAGAAGAGTCAAACGCAAAGAAACAGTTACGTTCTGCAGCTTTTGAAGCAGCACTATTTGGCACAGGTATAATGAAAGGGCCTTTTGCTGTAGACAAAGAGTATCCTAACTGGGATGAGAACGGTGTGTATAGTCCACTGTTTAAGACTGTACCACAAACTTCTCACGTATCTATCTGGAACTTTTATCCAGACCCTGATGCAAGCAATATGGATGAAGCTGAGTTTATTATAGAGAGACACAAGATGTCTCGCTCTCAACTACGTGCGTTAAAGAAGAGACCATTCTTTAGGGAAAATGCGATTGACAAATCTCTTGACGAAGGAGAGATGTACAATAAAGAATGGTGGGAACATGTCATGGAAGACAACAACCAAGAGGACAGAGCCGAAAGATTTGAAGTTTTAGAGTTTTGGGGATTTGTAGACAGAGAAATAATAGAAGGTTACGATGTTGATATACCTGAAGAGTTAGGTGATGTAGAACAAATTAGTGTAAACATTTGGATATGCAACAACAATGTTCTAAGACTTGTTATGAATCCGTTTACTCCTGCCTACCTACCCTACTATGCAACACCATACGAGATGAATCCATACAGCATATTTGGTGTGGGTATTGCAGAAAACATGGACGATACACAAACACTAATGAATGGTTTTATGCGTATGTCTGTGGACAATGCTGCGTTGTCAGGTAATCTTATTATAGAAGTAGATGAAACAAACTTAGTTCCGGGACAAGACTTATCTGTATATCCGGGAAAAATATTTAGAAGACAGGGCGGCGCACCGGGACAGGCTATCTTTGGTACAAAGTTTCCTAATGTATCGAATGAAAACATGCAGATGTTTGACAAGGCACGACAGTTAGCAGACGAGAGTACAGGCTTTCCGTCCTTTGCTCATGGTCAGACAGGTATTACAGGTGTAGGAAGGACAGCATCAGGTATTAGTATGCTTATGTCGGCTGCTAACAACTCAATACGTAGTGTAATTAAAAACGTAGATGACTACTTATTAGGACCAATAGGTAAAGCATTCTTTAGCTTTAACATGCAGTTTGACTTTGACCCTGAGATTAAGGGTGACTTAGAAGTTAAGGCACAGGGTACAGAAAGTCTTATGGCTAATGAGGTACGTAGCCAGAGACTAATGCAGTTTATGCAAACAGTATCTAACCCTGCTCTTGCTCCGTTTGCACGAATGGATTATATTGTTAGAGAGATAGCAAAGTCTATGGACTTAGACCCTGACAAAGTGGCTAACTCTATGAGTCAGGCTGCAGTACAGGCTGAGATACTCAAGAAGTTTCAGGAGCAAAATCCACCACCACCTCCACCACCTAATGAGGGCAAACCCCCACAGGAGACAGAAGAAGTTCCTGCAGGTGTACAGGTTCAAGACACACAGGGTACAGGAGGAGGTACTATAGGCACAGGCTCAGTGCCAACACCTGATGAACCGGGATTTACTGGAACTAGACAATGAATTTAAAAAAATTAGTAAACGATAAATCCTTATGGGATAATTTTATAGAGTATCTTGATGACGCTATTTCAAAGAACCATACAGCCTTAGAGCAGTCTGACAATCATGTAGTTATTCACAGACTACAGGGTGCAATAGGTGCGTTACGTAGACTTAAATATCTTAGAGAAGAGATGAATGGAACTGAATGAGCAGACACAAAAGGCTTTTGGAGTTGTATCCAAAGAAGAAGCTGAAGAAATAAATAGAGAACGGTCTCTGTTTGATAAGATATTTAATCCTATAGAATCACGAGTAGTGTCTGATGATGTTAAAAATTTATTCTTAGACCCTGAAGTTAATTTAGCCGACCTTGTTGCTACAAAAAGACCTGAAGGTATTAGTGCATTTGATGTTTTTTCTAGTGACCCTAAAAAAAGAGAACTAGCATTGTACGGAGAATCAAAGGCTGATAGAAGAGATTTATTAGCACTAAAGAGTGATAAAGACTTTGTGGAAGAGTTCGCTAATGCTCAAAACGAAAGAGCTACATTAAAAAGAAAAGAAAGTGAAAACTCTTTTAGAAATACTGGATACGACTTCTTAACAGAAAGACTAAACTTAGACCCATCAACAGCACAAGGGGTTGTAACAGCTGCAGAGTTTGTGCCTTTTTTAGGTGACTTACCTATGATAGAGGATGCCGTTGACCAGTTTAAAAGAGGAGACATAAAAGAAGGAGCTTTGACAACTCTCTTAGCAACAGCAGGTATTGCTTTTGATGGTATCCCTCTTATAGTAAATTCAATTAAAAAAACAAAAACAGGTATTTCTAAAAAAGAGGTTACTCCTGAAGAAGATGCTTTGAGTTCTCCACTAATACCAAAGATGTTTGTTGGTGAAAAATCTAAGTTTGCCGATAAAGTAGCATCTAAAGAAATAATGGAGTCACGGAAGCTAACACAAAGTCCTGATGACAGTTTTGGTGTTAGTGCAGTTTCTGAATTTCCTGATAAGTTAAAGAGTAAAATTTATAATAATGAAGCTTACATAGCAGACGCAGGACCTAACAAGGGTAAATTAGTAGAACGTGTGCCTGAGACAGACCTTAATCCAGACGGTGAATCTATAATTCCAATGATAACATCGGCAGAACGACTACAAGATTCAAAAAACACGTTTAGAAAATTTTATAGAGATAATAAAATAATGCACAGTGGTGACATTATTACAGACTTAAAGAAAATGCCTGAGGAGCAAAGAGAAAAAACTAAAGCTATGTTAAGGGAACTATGGTTAAAGAATGGTTGGACAGTAGGTAAAAATAATAAGTTTTATACAGAAGTGGATGATTCCTATTTATCAGGCACTCCTTTTAATCCTTCAGCAGATGTTGCTAATAAGTATTTTAAATTTCGATTATTTCTTAATGAACAAAAACAAGATTTAGTTAATGGTGGACTTACACTGCCACGACCACTCAAAGATGTTTTTGCTCATCCTAAGCTTTATGAAGCCTATCCACAATTAAAGAATTTAGCTATAAGAGTTATGACAAAAGATGATAGTGATGCCTTTGATAGGATAGGAGGACATTATTCTTATGATGGTAGAGATGGAGTTTCTGAAATTGTTATGAAGGTAGATGGATTTGATGATAATGATTTTAATGTAGCTAGGGTTAAAAAACTTTCACAGTCAAACACGTTTACTGAAAAATTTATGGAAACTTTAATACACGAACTTCAACATGCTGTGCAACACATAGAAGGTCTAAATTATGCTACTTATCGTAATTTAAATAAAAGTAACGTAATGCAAGCTAAACTTAACTTAAAAGGAGTTTTACCAAGTCATCTTGAAAGATTTAAAAAAGCTGATGCAAAATTAAAAAGTTTAAATCCAAAAGATTATGACCCTAAGGATAATTACTCTGAATACAAGATGGCAGAAAGAGCTAGAGAAAGTGCAAAAGATTTACTAGAATCAAGGGCATATAAATTAGATGAGTTAAACAATTTAGACATTGAAGATGAGTTTAGTGATGTTAATTATTACGATACTGTAAGAGAAGTAGAAGCCAGAGTATCTGGGAACAGACTATATTATGGTATGGATGCTAGGATGGAGACTGTACCCTTTGATAATATGACAACTCAGAGTAAAGGTATATCAGGATTAGATATATTAAGGAGAGCAAGTGCTGATAAAAATGGTAGAGTAGATTTTGATAAATATCACAAAATGAGAACTAAGGTTTTACAGCCTATATTTAAACAGAAAGAAGAGGGAGAAAAATTTCTTGATAGAGCATTTGAAAAAGTAACAGGTATAAAGTTTGAGATAAATGAACCTAGCAAGTATGATGATTGGACATATGGTACAAATTCTAGTCTAGGTTATAATAAAACCAAAAATTATAATAACCTAACAGACCTGCTCCACTTTGGAAAAATAAGTCAGAAAGATTTTAACAATGCATTAACTATGTTAGATGTAAAGTTAGCAAATGTGGGTGCAAAAGTTGAACCTTCTAGAGATGTAATTGCAGGATACAATTATCAACTTAAGAGTCCTTATGTTCTTGTAAAATTTTCAGATGAAACTAATCTTAACCCAACCACTAACCCAAATTATAATCTTAAAGATATATATGACGAAGGAAGTTTTTCTAGTAAAAAAGACCCTAGCATTAACTACGAAGTAATTTCTTTTAAAGGTGACGATGGTAAAACTGGAGAGTATTTTTTCGTACAAGAAAGAGATTTAGTCTATAATACTTTACACAAAAAAAGAATGCCGACAGAGTATAAAACTGTTAAGGGAGAAGTCGAATCAGTAACTTTTGACCAAGAGAGAGGTATAAAAAAAGTATACGAAGACGATGACCCTTTCATGGATAAAGAAGAATGGATTAAAGAAAATCTTGGAGTTGATAAACCAAACAGAGTTGCTAACACAGATGACAATGTAACTTTTAATTTTTATAATGCTAGTATGGGGTCTAACAATAATTTTAGCACACATCCTCTACTAAGAACTTTATTAAAAAGACAGTCAACATCAGGACCTGCAGGGGTTAATAAGTTTAATCGTATTAATATGACTACTCAAAAATTAAAACCAAGAGTAAGAAGACGAAAATTTAAAGACAGTGAAAAATTCTTAGCTCCTTATAAAGATGATTATAATGCCAGTCTCAATGAATGGACAAATGATATGATAATGAGAAAAGACGAGTTACTTCTAGAACAAATAAAAGATTATGATTTAGATAAGTTTGATTATCAAAAGGGTCTTGAGTCTAGAACACCACCAAGTGAATATAAATATCTTTCAACATATAGTAAAAATAAAGAGGGTCAGTCTACTATAGAAGAAATATTTCCTCAAGTAAAAAGTCCTTATGATGGTATTAGAGAAATAAAAGACCCTGTATATTTACCTGATGATTATGATTATACTACATCACCATTATTTAAAAGAAGCAAAGCATTAGCAAAATTAAAGATGAATAAATAGAAAAAATTTTATGGATAAAGAATACAATAAAAAAAGATTAAAAGAAATCGCAGCTAGATTTTTAGGCACTTATGATGAAGCTAAAAGAGCCGAGTCAGTGGGTATCGAAGTGGGTGAGAAATACCGTGATGATTTTCAAAGAGCAGAGGATACAGCTAGACACGGTATAATGACAGGATTGTTACTTGATAAAAAAGGTAATATGGGTGCTAGAGATAAATTAAGTTATAACTTAATGAATTTACAAAAAGATGAAGATGACACTTCTATTAAAGGAAGAGTAAAAAATTTAATAGCTGATGAAAATATTGGTGAAGAAAGTAATATTGATGTCAATAATAATAGGTTTAGTGTTGCATTAAGAAGACAGATGATTCAGGAAGGTAATACTTCAGAAGAAGATTTTATAGATAGAGTTGTAAATATTGTTCAGGATTTAAGAAAAGGTAAAGAGTCTCCTGAAATAGACGGATTAAAATTAAAAATTTCTTTAGGTTTATTAGATGAACCTGCTTATAGTCGTTATAAAGAAAATATATTGGGTGGGGAGACTCCCCATTCAGATGAACTTAATCCTGCATCTAATGTAGGAGTTATGAAATCTTCACGAGTCCCTCTTAAAAAACCAGAGGGCTTAAAATTCAACAAGGGTGGTGCTGCTATGGAACAACAAATGAAGATGGCTTTTATGGATGAGGGTGGGCTAAAAGATGATGGTATGGACAAAGACCCTATTAGTGGTAATGATGTTCCATCTGGCTCTATGGCAGAAGAAGTAAGAGATGACATACCTGCACAGCTTAGTGAAGGAGAGTATGTTGTACCTGCAGATGTTGTACGATTCTTTGGCATAAAGTTTTTTGAAGACTTACGTATGCAAGCTAAGATGGGTTTGCAGAATATGGAAGAAGCAGGACGTATTGGGGGAGAGCCTATTGAAGAAAGCGCAGAAATGCTTGACCCTGAAGACGAGATGAGAATACGTGAAATGGTAAAAGGTTTTAGCGAAGGTGCTGTTGTCACAGATGAGGACTTTGAGAAAGATGCAGAAGCTAAGGAGTTTGACTTTGCTAAATACTCAACTCCGGGTGGAACACTCTTTGGACCTCGTAAGACTAGACTAGAGGGACTCGTTACCTACTACCATCCTGACGGAAGAGAGGAGAATGTTCTTTATGTAAATGGTGAAATAGCCAATGAGGAGCAAGTTCAGTTTACAAAAGCTCCTTGGTCAACAACTAAGCCAAGCACATCTACTCCATCTGTAGGAACAGGTGGTGGGTCAACAGGCTTTGAGAGTCAAGAAGAATCCTCTAATAGAGAAAGAGATTTAGGTGGAGTACCTACTACACGCCCAGACCCACTACTATCTACAGAGGACTTAGCTAGAAAATACGATGGGCAAGCATTATACTTTGACGCAGGAAAAAATAGAGCTATAAAGATGCCTGAGCTTGTTTACAAAAATTTACAACGAGAGTATGACACGTTAGGTGGGGACAAAATATTTGACCCTAATGGAAAAGGAAATGGTTTTGCAAACTACTACAAAATACCTCAGTCAGACAAACTAAGTCTACTATTTGAAAACAGGTTTGGAGAAAAACCAACCGCTGCTCAAGTTAAAAAACTACTCGATGATAGTCAGAAAAAACCTAGTTTTATAGATGCTATTAAGAGTGGTGGACTACTTGGTCTTATTATGAAAATAGCAGGGGACGGAACTCAAGATGTAGTATCAGGAGTTCCTACTAGAGTAGAACCTGACCTTGCAACAACAGAGGGTAGACTAAGTGCATTAAGAAAAACAAAAGATGATAGACCATTTACTGCTATTGACAGTCCAATATATGCAACAGGACTAGACACAGAAGGTAATCCTGCTTTTACTTATGACACTCTTACAGGACAAAAATCTAGAAAAGTAACAGCAGATGATTTACGAAGATATCAGGATGACATTGCTAAAGGAACTCCACTGGGCGATACTAGAGTTGGCAGAAGTGTAACAAACTTTATGCAAGGTTTTCAGACTGCTGATAAAGAAAAAGCAAAAGAAGCAAAAGTTAATGTAGGAGACCCTGTAGTATATGGAACTAGGGCTGATGGTTCACAAGGTTTTAAACCTGTAACAGATAGAACTATTGCAAACATAGAGCAAAATAGACAAGATGTAGAAAAAGCTCAACAAGCAAGTCAAGATACGTTTATGCAAACAGGAGATGCAGGTGCTGCAGATAGAGCTTACCATGAATCATTTACAGGTTTTGATAGTTCAGGTAATTTCTTAGGAAATGAAGGTGGGCTAGCATCTAAACCCAAAGCAAAACCAAAACGAAAAAAGAATACTAAAGGATTAGGCACTAAACCTAAGGCTACTTGACAATCATGTCAACCCCAATAACAGGAGAAAAATATGCCAGAATTAGAAACAGTAGAACCACAGAAGACTGCAGGATTTTTAAGTCGGTCTCGTTCAAAGTACAAGGACAAGATTGCTAAGGACGAGCAGGAACTCAAAGAACTCCTTGCACAGAGTCAAGGAGAAGGGGTTCAGGAAAACTCTGAGGAGAGCCAAGATGCACCTCCTTCTGAAGAAGGAAAGGAAGCAGAGGTATCTGACGAGACTCTTAGTAAGGAGGAAAAATCTTTCAAGACGAGATATGGGGATGTTCGAAGACATCTTGCGTCAAAGGAGAAGGAGTATAACGCTAGGATAAAAGAATTAGAAGACCAACTGTCTAGTAATAAAAAGCTTGTACCACCTAAGTCTGATGAAGATATTAGTAATTGGGCAAAGGAATATCCTGATGTTGCAGGTATTGTAGAAACAATAGCTGAGAAAAAAGCTAAGGAAATGTTTGATAAGGCTAATATTCAGCTAGAAGAACTTAGTAAAGCTAAAGAAGAAACAACTCGTAGAACAGCCGAGAATGAAATCAAAGAGATTCATAAAGACTTTGATAAGTTACGTGACTCAGATGAGTTCCATGAGTGGGTAGAAGAGCAACCTAAATGGGTGCAAAATGCTCTCTATGAGAATACAGATGATGCCAAGTCTGTTATCCGTGTACTTGATTTATATAAGATTGACAAAGGGTTAACAGCAGGTGACAAAAAGAATAAGAGAAAAGCTGCGGCTTCTCTTGTAAACAAAACGTCTAAGACGGAAGTAGATGCTGAGGAATTAGCAGATACTATAAAGGAATCTGATGTAGAGAAAATGAGTGATACCGACTATGCTAGGAATGCTGATAAAATAAACACAGCAATCCGTTCTGGTAAATTTATTTACGATGTATCAGGAAATAGAAGATAAAGTGTTGACAAACAATATTTTATTAATATAACTACGACCAAGACATAAAGCCTCTTTTTGACTACCTTTATGTTTAATCGAATAGTAAAGTTTAAACGAGTATAGACTACTTATATAATTATAGACCCATAGATTACAAAGTTAGCCACGGAGTAATCATATGCACTCTAGAACGTATAACCTCTTCCTGCGATGTTTAGCTTTTAATTAAGCCAAATTATAGGAGGATTTACTATGGCTTTTACAACCGCTGCAGGTTATGGCAATTTACCTAACGGTAATTTTTCGCCAATAATCTACTCCAAACAGGTACAGCTTGCATTCCGTAAGTCAACTGTTGTTGGAGATATAACAAACTCTGACTATTTCGGAGAAATTGCTAATCAGGGCGATACCGTCAGGATTATCAAAGAGCCTGAAATTTCAGTTAAGGCTTATGCTCGTGGCACACAAGTTACAGCACAGGACCTTGATGACGAGGACTTTACACTTACTGTGGACAAGTCTAACTACTATGCTTTCAAAATGGATGACATTGAGGAAGCACATAGTCATGTCAACTTTATGCAACTTGCAACTGATAGAGCTGCATACAGACTCGCTGACCAGTATGACCAAGAAGTTCTTGGCTATATGGCAGGTTATAAGCAGTCAGCATTACACGCTAATGCAGGTGCTGTTAATGATGCAGTTAATGGGTCTGTAGCTGTTTCTACTGCAGGGACAGATGAACTTCTTTCTTCAATGAAGATAATCAAAAGTTCTTTTGCGAGCATCACAACTTCATCAGCAGGAGACCACTCAATTCCTGTTGCAAACTTAGCTCCGGGTGCAACTGCTGTTTCTACAGCTGCTGTTACTCCAATGGTAATCATCAACAGAATGGCTAGACTGTTAAATCAACAACAAGTTGATACACAGGATAGATGGTTGGTTGTTGACCCTGTATTCATGGAGTTACTTGGTGATGAAAACTCTAAGTTGGTAAATGCTGACTTCAACGCAGCTGAACTTAAAAATGGTCTTGCCCTAACTAACTTGGCAGGTTTTAGACTATACGTGTCTAGCAACCTACCTTCAGTTGGTGGTGGACCGGGAACATCTGGAACTGCAAACCAAAACACTGACTACGGTGCTATTGTTGCAGGTCATGGTTCTGCTGTTGCGACTGCTGAACAACTTAGTAAAACTGAAACCTACCGTGACCCTGACAGCTTTGCTGACATTGTTCGTGGTATGCACCTATACGGCAGAAAGATACTTCGACCAGAAGCTATCGTAACTGCTAAATATAACGCAGCTTAGGGAGGATTAGGAAATGGCTACAATTACAGCAACTCTTGCTAATACTCACGGCTCTTCTGCCAGAGGTAGGCAACCATACTATGTGCAACAAATCGTTGACCTAACAGCTAACAGCATTAATCCTAACGGTGATGTAGTGCAGTGTCTCACTGTACCTGCTAACACTAAAATTATTGCTGCAGGTTTTCAGGTTACTGCAAGTGCAACGCAAAATACTGGTACTGACGCAACAGCCATTCTTGGAACTGCTGTGGATGACAACGAGTATGTTGCAGCATTTGACATTGATGGTGCATCTGATGGAGCTTATGCTCCATGTGCTACCCCTGCAGGTGAAGTAGTTATTACTTCTGCAGACACTTTAGATTTAACACTCGCAGGTGGAGGAGCTTCCTTCACAGCAGGTGAAATCAGAGTGTATGCTGTCCTACAGGACGTTAGTGACATCGGTGAGATGGAAGCTGACGAGGTTGATAGAGACCTATTAGCATAACAAACTATCATTTAGAGGGCAGGTGCAACAGGATTGGCTTGCCCTCTAATCACATCAACAGGAGTATTTTGTGGCAACAACTTACATTACATTAGTAAATGACCTCTTGCGTAGGTTGAATGAAGTTACACTTACTACCTCAGGTGATGGTTTCTCTACTGCCAAAAACGTACAGGCTATAGCAAAAGATGCTATTAACAATTCTATAAGAGAAATACTGCAAGACGGTCACCAATTTCCTTTTCTTAAAACTACAACTACACAAACATTAACAGCAGGTACAGGCGTATACGACTTACCTACTGATACGGCTAGTGTTGATTGGGAAACATTTTACTTACAAGCTTTGTCAAGTGCAGGTAACACTGCTCGTTCTTTGCCTACTATACCCTTTGAAGAATATGTTAGAATATATAAGGCAATAGAAGAAAATGCAGGAACAGGAGGTAGGTCATCTCCTGATTTAATATATCAAACCTCAGAAGAAAAGTTTGGTGTAACACCTTTACCTGACGCAGCTTATGTAATAGAATATGTTTACTATAAGTTTCCTGCTGACTTATCAGCATTTGATGATGAAATGATTATACCAGATAGATTTAAGTACATAATTATAGACGGTGCTATGGTATACATGATGCGATTCAGGTCTAATGAACAGTCTGCACAAATACATCAGGCTAAGTTTCAAGAAGGTATAAAATCTATGCGTAGATTATTACTAGATGACCCACTGTTTATTAGGTCATCAATGATAAACAGACCAAAGTTTACATCACAGATGTTAAGACTGAGCGGCTAAATGGTTGATTCAGTCTCCACGTTTAGAGCCGTTTGCAGGGGTGGTTTAAATACAGGTGCAGATGTTTTATCTCTTGGTGAAGAGAGTCCCGGTTCAGCAATACAGTTGTTAAACTATGAGCCAAACTTAGAGGGTGGCTATAGAAGGTTAACTGGTTTTGCTAATAACTTTGGGACAGTTCCCGGAACAGGGTCAGTTTTAGGAATAGCAGTGGCTAATGGCGTAAATCAGGGAGTGCTTGCCTGTCGTACACCATCATCAGGTAATAACTACCTACATCATTGGAATTTTTATTACGAGTTTACAGTAAGTTCTGATTCTAATTTAACAGTTGGAGAGACAATATCAGAAAGAACTAGCTCAGGGGACTCTTCAACTAGCACAGGTGTTACTGGAACATTAATATCAAAGAGTTCTAATACTATTGTTGTTGATTTTGGTAGAATACCAACAGCAACATTTACAAACGGTAATTCTATATCAGATGACGGTTTTGGTACAAGCACTACAATAACATCTGCACCTACCGTAAAAGGGTGGACAGCCGTATCAACAAGTGGCTCACCCACAATGACAGGTGTAAGCAAGGTTAGATTTACAGAGATAAACTTTGGTACACCAAAAGTAGTTTTAACAGATGGCATAAATCCTGCAGCTACATACGATGGGTCAACGTATACGCAGATAACAGACTCAAATGCACCAACAGACCCTAAGATAGGTGCAGAGTTTCAGAACCATTTGTTTTTAGCAGGAGACCCTGCACAACCAAGTAACTTGTTTTTCTCTGCACCAACAGCCGAGACAGACTTTAGTCCTGCAAATGGTGGTGGAGTTATAAACGTAGGGTTTGCGATAGTAGCTATTAAGAAGTTTCGTAACGTATTATTTATATTTGGTAAGAATAATATTAAGAGACTTGTAGGAGACAACTCGGCTAACTTTGTATTAGAGTCAGTTACTTCAAATTTAGGTTGCCTTTCTACGGATAGTGTGATAGAACTAGGGGGAGATTTGTTATTTCTCGCACCTGACGGTATAAGACCTATTGGTGGTACAAACAAGATTGGTGACGTTAATCTTGAAACTCTGTCTAAGAACATACAGTCTACTATACGAAATATAATAACATCAGAAGATTTAGACGCATTGTCTTCAGTGATAATTAGAAGTAAATCACAGTTTAGATATTTATTTTCTACTTCTTCTTCACAGGGTATACTAGGAGCATTAAGAGAGTATAAGGGTAACATAGGATTTGAGTTTGCACAGACATTTGGTATAGAGTGTACATGTGCAGACAGTGGGTACATAGAACAAGAAGAGTTTGTGCTACACGGTGCATCAAGTGGTAAAGTTTTTCAACAGGAGTCAGGTAACGCTTTTGATACAAGTAACGTACTGAGTATATTTAAAACTCCGTTTGTTTACATGGGCAACCCTGAACAAAGAAAAACATTTTACAGCACATCAACATACATGAGTGCAGAGGGAAACTTTTCGGTAGCTTTGTCTGTAACATACGACTACGATAACACAGACATATCTACACCAGACAACTTAACTCTATCAACAACAAGTCCCGGAGCATTCTTTGATAGAGGTACAAACGTAGCTGTATTTGACACAACAGATATATTTGATGGTA